ACTCAAGAGCCTCGGCTACATCATCGATGCCAATGCCTGGTACGACGAAGAGATCAACACCGCCACGACACTCAAGCCGGGCAAGCTGTACATCGACTACGACTACACGCCGGTACCGCCGCTGGAAAACCTGCTGTTCCGTCAGCGCATCACCGACCGTTACCTGGCTGACTTCGCCTCGAAGATCACCGCAGCCTAACCCCACACCGGACACCAGGAGAGCACCATGTCATTGCCACGTACCCTGAAGAACTTCAATGTTTTCCTCGACGGCGTTTCATTCGTCGGCGAAGCCAGCAAAATCACCCTGCCCAAGCTCAGCCGTAAAACCGAAGCCCACCGTGGCGGCGGCATGAACGGCGAGGTGCATGTCGACCTCGGCTCGGAAGTGCTGGAAATCAGCCACAGCTACGCTGGCCACGTCAGCGACATCTATAAAACCTTTGCCGCCACCAAGGTAGACGGCGTGCTGCTGCGCTTTGCCGGCGCATACCAGCGCGATGACACGGGCGATGTAGATGCCATTGAAATCACCGTGCGCGGCCGCCACCAGGAGATCGACGCAGGCGATGCCGAAGCCGGCGCCAAGACCGAACTCAAGGTCAAGACCAACTGCAGCTACTACAAGCTCACCGTCAACGGCACCGTGCTGGTTGAGATCGACCACGTTAATTTCGTGGAAGTAATCAACGGCCAAGACATGCTGGCCAAGCAGCGCACCGCCATCGGCCTGTAATTCAGGCACCCCGAAAATCCACCGGCCGGGTCACCTCGCCCGGTGGATTTTTTACTTCAAGGAGTCACCATGGAACAAACAGCCAAAACCATCAAACTCGACCAGCCTATCAAGCGTGGCGAACAGGAGATTACCGAGATTACCCTGCGCAAGCCAGGCGCTGGGGAGTTGCGCGGCTGCAACCTTGCCGACCTCATGCAGATGGACGTTAATGCCCTGATCAAGCTGTTGCCTCGTATCACCGAGCCAGCCCTCACCTCTAACGACATCATCAGCATGGACACCGCCGATCTGCTGCAGGCCGGCGTGGAGATCACCGGTTTTTTGCTACCGAAGGCAAAACAACAGGACTTCCAGCCAGCGTAGACGACGCCTGGGCAGATATTGCCGTCATCTTCCACTGGCCACCCAGCGAGATGAACGGCATGAGCCTAGAAGAACTAATGGCATGGCGGCAGAGAGCCGTCGAGCGCAGCGGCCAGCAGGAATGACAAAGCCCCCGGAGATCGGGGGCTTTTACGTTAACCTTGACGCCGACAAAAAACCGCCTATACTGGCCATGTGCTTAAACAAAAGCACCGGGGGTGAGAGCCCGAACATACAGGCGGACAGCCGCCAGAAGTCAAGGTGGTTTTTTTACGTCCAGCGTTTTTATGGGCGGTTCGCTTTGGGAGGGGGCAACCCCTGCCGGTTCCTGTATGCCGGTCTCTCAACCTGATTCGAATCGCCCACCCCGTTTGAGAGCGGGGCGCGATATGACAATCGCAGCACATACAGGAGGCCAATCATGGCTTACGCAACACTGGCAGCACCCCGTAGCAACCCGCTTCGCGCGTTTTCAATCTCCATTGCCGAAGCCGGTAGCACAACACGCCGCACCTTTACCGCCCTGGCCCGTAGCAGCAGCGAGGCGCTACGCAACGCCTTGGCGCTCCCCGATCTGAACCTACCCGTAGCCGCCACCGTTAAGCCGGTGGGCAGCATGGCCGAGGCCAACCGAGTCATTGCACTCAAGATGGCCCTGGCTGATCTGGTGGAATAAGGGGGCGGCCATGAGCAAACAAACTACTGCCAACGCCGTTTCTGCTACCCAGAATGATCTACTGGGGCTAGCCCGTGAGCTTGGCCTAACAGCGCTTAACAAACAGGAACAGCGCCTCATTCACTTGCTGCGCTTTACCAGTTTTCATGGCCGAAATCTTGTGCTTGAAACAGCCATGGCCATGCGCTGCACCTACCCATGGCGCGACCACGCCGGAAGCATGCCGGATAACACAAAAAGCCTGCACCTGGGCGATGACCAGTTCTGGAACCCTTCGGAGGATATGTGATGAACCAGATCATTCCCGTCAACTTCCACGGCGACACGCTGGCGATTGTTGATCACGATAGCAAGCCGTTCGTTCCTATGAAGCCTGTCGTAGAAAATATGGGCTTAGACTGGAAAGGACAGCACGTTAAACTAGCTGAAAAGTTCGGTTCAGTTATGGAGATAATCTCCACAACTGGGGGTGATGGAAAACAGTACGATATGTCGTGCCTCCCCCTCCGTAAAATCCCTGCCTGGCTCTACAGCATTAACCCGAACAAAGTGAACCCGGATATTCGGGCAAAGGTAATCCAGTACCAGGAGGAGTGCGACGACGTGCTGTGGCGCTACTGGACAACCGGCCATGCCGAAAACCCGGCCATCTGCAAGCCCAGCGCCGCCAAGTGGATCTCTGCCAACAATGGCTTACCGAAGCTTTTAGACCGCCTAGAGGGGGAAACCCACCCCCAAAAGCGGGTAATCTTGCAGGAACAGATCAAAAACGCCTGCAAAATACTGGGGTTTCAGCCGCCAGACCTGCAAACCATTGGCTTTAGCGAAGATTTCGACAGTCAACTGGCCGATATCTGGGAGGCAATTAGGCAGATCGGGCTGGATAAGCTCAACCACAGCCGCACACCGGGCACGCTGGCCATTAGCCTGCCGCACCTGTATCGCAACGCGCAGGTGGCAGGCATTGCCCTACCCCCACTGGAAGTAACGCGGCGGCTACTGCGCCAGAGCTATGACCCGCTGTTCGATGATGTGAAGGTCGTGAACAGCCGGTTGGAGTACCGCTCGATCAAGTGCTGGACATTTATCGGGTCGCTGGAGCTTAGCCTTTCCGTACCGGAGTCTGATGCCTTGCAGTAGTTTTGTTTGTAGGCAATAGCCCTACAACTTCCGGCTTGCTTTGCTTACGCGCGCGCGTGGCAAGGTGGATGGGTGTGCTGATCGAGCGCCATTGAGCGCCCAGCACGCCCCGTTTCCACTTGCCAGGTGCTGCTATGAGTGATCGTGAGTTAAAGCTTTCTGTGGTTCTGTCTGCACAAGACCGGATCATGGCGCCGATTCGCCGTGCGATTGACGGCACCAACCGGCTGGCCAAAGCAACCAAAGAGGCCAAGGACGAAATCAAGAAGCTGGGCGACCAGCAAGCGCTGATCAGCAAGTACAAGAACACGAATCGTTCTATTGGTATTACCACGAACGATCTGAAGAAGGCGCAGCAGGAAGTGTCGAACATTCTGGCGCGAACCCAGAATATGGATTTTGTGCCGAACAAGATCATCAAGCAGCTGGAACGTGCGCAGCAGAAGGTGATTAACCTCAAGGGCACTATCACCAACCTCAATAGCTCAAAAGATACGCTACGCACGAACCTAGAAGCCATCGGGGTGAACGTCGCCGAAACCGGGGCGCTCAGCCGTGGCTATGCCGACCTGACGGCAAAGATCAAGGCACAGAATGAGGCGCTGGCCGTTCACCAGGCGCGGCTGCAATCGGTTGCTGACCACCAGAGCAAAATCAACCGCCTGAATTACGCGCAAAAATACACCCGAGAGAAGATTCGAGGCGCGGCCATGGGTATTGCTGGTATGGCAGTTTCTGCAGCGGCAGCGGCTGTTCCTGTGGTGCAGGCGGCCAAGTTTGAAACGGCCATGCTGGGCGTTGCCAAGCAGGTGGAAGGCGCACGCGATGAGAGCGGCCAGCTGACGCAGGTTTACTACGATATGTTCCGGCAGGTGCAGATGCTGGGGCGTGAGCTGCCTATGGCCACCAGTGAGATTGCCGCCATGGTGGCTGCTGGGGCGCGTATGGGCATTGCCCGTGACGAGCTGATCGCGTTTACCCGTACCTCGGCGCAGATGGCCGACGCCTTTGAATTGCCCGCCGCCGAACTGGCCGACCAAATGGGCAAGATTGCCGGCCTGTTCAAGATCCCGATTCCGCGCGTGGCCGATCTGGCCGACGTGATCAACTACCTGGACGATAACGCGATCAGCAAGGGCGCAGAGATCATCGACGTACTTAAGCGCATCGGCGGTACCGCGCAGTTCCTGAAGATGCCTGCCAATGAGGCGGCAGCACTGGCCTCGACATTCCTGACGCTGGGCAGTTCGGCAGAGATCGCTGGAACCGCTGCCAATGCCGTCATGCGAGAACTGTCGATCGCTACCATGCAGCCGAAGCGGTTTAAGGAAGGCCTCGCAGCAATTAAGCTCGATGCCAAGAAGCTGCAGGCAGACATGAGCCGCGATGCAACGGGCACGATTCAGAAGGTGCTTACGGCGCTCAATGCCCTGCCCGAAGAGCGACGGCTGACAGTAGCAACGCAGCTATTCGGCAAGGAGTACGGCGACGATGTGGCCAAGCTGGCTGGCGGCATTGAAGAATACCGGCGTCAACTGGCGCTGGCGCGTAGCGAACAGGCCAAAGGCAGCATGGGGCGCGAGGCTGCGGCACGCAACGCTACGACAGCGGCGCAGTGGGAGCGCACCAAGAACCTGTTTTCAGAAATGGCCGTCAACATCGGGTCGGTACTGCTGCCAGTGGCTAACACCCTGCTGGAGTGGGTGCGGGATATTACTGGCTGGGTGGCTGACTTCGTTAAAGAGAACCAGTGGCTGGTCAAGACTATTGCTTACATCGTCATGGCGTTCGGCGCGCTGTTTGTGGCGGTCAAGCTCATTCAGTTGGCTTTCTGGGGCGGTATCTGGGCATTTAATGCGTTCCGTATTGGGCTGGCCAACATCGGTCTATACGTCAACCTTGCCCGTGGGCTGATTGGCGAGTTTTCTACCTGGCTCACCGGGTTTTTCACACGCCTTGGCACTATGGGCTGGCGAGGCATTGGAGAGGCTATCGTTAACGGCATCTGGAGCGGTCTGCAAAGCGGCTGGGCATGGTTGGTTACGAAGCTGCAGGGCCTTGCTGCGCTGCTGCCTGAGGCTGTTAAAAGCGTGCTGGGCATCAAGTCCCCTTCCCGCGTATTCGCCGAGCTAGGCAACTACACCATGGAGGGCTTTGGCATTGGCCTCACCGATGGCCAGCGCGACACGGTAGCAACCATGCGGCGGGTCATGGCTGGTGTAGCCGCAGCGGGCACGGTGGCGCTCAGCCCGGCAGCCATGGCCGGTACCGGTGCATTGCCGATCAAAGCCGGTGGCCAAGGCGCGGCCGTGTACCAGGGAAGCACCATTCAGATCACGATCAACCCGTCACCAGGCATGGATGAATCAATGCTGGCTGATCTGGTGGCACGCAAGATCGAAGAGATCGAGCGCCGCCGTGGATCCGCTGCACGCAGCAGCCTACGTGACCGGGATTAAGGAGCCGTTATGTCGACCTCTGCCATGGCCGTTCTTGGCCCATTCGTATTCAGCCTCAGCACGGCGGCCTACCAGTCGTTTCAGCATGAGGTTGGCCAACGCCACCCGAGCAATAGCCGTGTCGGCGCGCGGCCGGCACGCCAGCATATCGGGCCGGATGATGAAACGATCACCCTGCCCGGCACCCTGCTGCCAGAACTGACGGGCGGGCCATCTGCCCTATCGGTACTGCGCTACATGAGCGAGACGGGCAAGGCCTGGCCGTTTCTGGACGGCACGGGCAATTTCTACGGCATGTTCGTGATTGAGAAGATCCGGCAGGAGCGCACATACTTCTTTCAGGATGGCGCCGCCCGTAAGGTGGATTTCACGCTGAATCTATCTCGGGTCGACGATGACGACGTCGACCAGATTGCCAGCGTGCTGCAAGCCGGGAGCGCCATTGCCGGCATGTCTGGCGTTGTCGGAGCGCTGCTGTAATGTTCGACCACGCTGCCCCGCTCTGCCAGGTAACCGTTAACGGCAAAGATATCTCGACGCTACTCAACAAGAAACTGGTCGGGTTGACGATTACAGATGCCAACGGGCTTGAAGCCGATACGCTGGATCTGACGCTGGATGACTCCCAGGGGGACATCGACATCCCGCCGCGTGGCGCCACCATCAAGGTAATGCTGGGCTGGCCAGATGCGGGCGTGATCGACAAAGGCACTTACACCGTTGACGAACTGGAGCACTCCGGCGCACCGGACATTCTGACGATTCGGGCACGTAGTGCGGATCTGCGAGAAGGACTGACCCAGAAGAAAGAGCGTAGCTGGCGCGATGTAAAGCTGGGCGATATCGTCCGCAAGATCGCCGATGAAAACAGCTACGAGCCCGTTGTCGGCAAAGAGTTTGACGAGATCGAGCGCGCGCACCTGGACCAGCAATACCAGAGCGATGCGGATCTGCTCACACGGCTGGCTGAACAGTACGACGCCATCTGCACCGTAAAGAGCGGGAAGCTCCTGTTTATCAAAGCCGGCACCGGCGCAACGGCCAGCGGCATCAGCCTGCCCGTGGCAAACATTGTGCGCAAGAGCGGAGACCGGCATCGGTTTACCATCCGCGACCGCGACAACTACGTGGCCGTTATGGCCAGCTACTACGACACAAACGCCGGCAAGAAGGGCGAAGTCACTTACGACGGCAAAAGTGCCCAGCAGGCCGCGCAGGCAGAGGCCAGCGGTATCCGTACGCTTACTAGCACCTACAAGAGCAAGAAGACAGCCACAACCGCCGTTAAAAAGGCCTGGAAGCGCTTCACGGGCATGGGCGAGCATCCGAGCCTGGTGCAGGCCAGGCACGACGATAAAACCGGCGCCAGCGGCTACTTAACCTATAACGGCAAGGTGATCGGCGAGAAGAAGCTAGAAGAGCGCCGCAGCATACCTCCGGTAGAGGCCAGCGCTGACAACATCAAGAAACTGCGCCACGTCTACACCAGCAAGGCCAATGCCGAGCGTGCCGTTAAATCAGAATATGACCGCCTACAGCGTGGCCGCGCTACGTTTAATCAGACATTGGCCAAGGGTGACCCGAACCTGTTCCCGGCGCAGCCTGTGCTGGTATCCGGCTTCAAGCCAGCGATTGATAGCTCCAATTGGGTAATGACCCGCGTGATCCACAAGGTAGATCCCAACAGCGGGTATACGACGGACATCGAGGCAGAGCTGCTGAATAACCAGCCGGCAGAGAACGCCGATCAATAGGTTGGTACCCTCATCAATGAGGGTACCATCGCGGCCTTATCCGTTGAGTCGATTACTTTCTGGGTAGACCTCAGACTCGATGCCGCTGAGACCGTGTTCCAGATCCTTTGTTACCGATCGAAGCAGCGCCCCGATCTTTTGTAGCTGGCCATCGTGCGCATCTCCCAATAGCAGCATCAGCCCATCGAGCGAGATCTGTGCCTGGTGAATGATGTCCAGTGAGTTGCTGATTACATGCCGGTTCCTGTTGTGCTCCAAGTTAATGTAGAACACAACAACTAACCGATTTACTTATTACTTTTTCAACCGTCAGCTAGTTTTCTGGCGATATGCAGGATCGCATCGGCATCATCGTCGGCAAGCTCCATAACGGCTATCTCTGCAGCCAGTAGCTGCCCGGCCGTTTGAAACCCATCCTTACGGTTTGACTCATAGACAGCACGACCGTCAGCTGCAACAAGCGCTCGGGTGCCAGTGAGGATGAAGTTCATGTCAGCGCCATGGCTGGAAATCTGCAGCAAATAGTCAGCTGTAGGCGATGTTTTACCGCTCTCATAGCTGATCTGGGTGCCGTTTGAGACGCAGCCAAGGGTCGCAAAATCGGCCTGAGTTCTGCCGAGCCGCTTCCGCTCAATAGCGATTCTTTGACCTATCTCAAGATTTTTGTACATTTTTTGTTGCAATCTACAGAATTCTGTATATTATTCGTCTGTAACACTTCACGAGATCATCATGCAGCGAAACAAGAAAACCTACAACCCGGACGGACTGGCCACTGGCAAGCCCATTGCCCTGCGGTTGATGCCCAACGAGCTGAAGCAGGCTGAGCGCCTGGCCAAGAAGTCGGGTTATTCACGGTCGTTCCTTGCACGTCGTCTGTTCCTTATCGGCTTGGAGTCATTCACCAAATCTGGTGAATCGGCCTCCAACAAAGACACTGTAGAAGCCAAGGCGGCCTGAGTCATGAATAACGGTTCTCACACGTTGATCGGGATCCTGCGCCACTACGTTGAGGCATGGCGTAAGCGTGAAGGCATGAGCCGCCAATCGGTGGCCATGTTGATCGTTGAGGCGCATGAGCGCATTGGCGGCCCTGCGGATACCGGCATCGAGTTTGACCCGCCCAGCAAGGACGCCTACGCCCGTGTATTTGCCAACAGCGAGCGCATTGGCCGCTGGCTGGATGACGTGAGCAAAGAGAGCAATCTAATGCCTGCCAACTTTGCGAAGTCGATTCTGGCAGCAATGCCAGACGATGTACGCCAGGCGTGTCTGGATGATTATCTACGCGGCATTGGTTTTGGTTGCCGCAAGCTGGCTACTTCCTCTGTCAGGCCTGAATTTACAACGGGTTCCCTAATGGGCCTGATCAAAGAGACAGCAGATGCCACGGTGGCTTTTACAGCGCTGCTAGATGGCCACGACCGTAACGAGCTATTGGCGGCACAGAAAGAGCTATCTCAGGCCGTAACGCTGATGCAGTATCAGTTGGCCAAGGTGGAAGCAGCGCTATCCGGAGGAACCAGTCTATGCGAATGACGTGCCCTCATTGCCAATCAACCGCAAAGATCCGGACGTCTCGGAAGGTGTCTGAACTGACGAGAGAACTATCGGTCCAGTGCGAGAACGTTGATTGCTGCCATACCTGGGTGGCCATTGTGTCTGCCGCCCGGACGATCTGCCCGAGCATCAACCCCAACCCCAAGGTGTTCATACCCAGAGGCGGCCGTTTGAAGCCGCACGATGACAACCAGGGAGAGCTGCAGCTCAACTCCAGCTAACCCGCCGCCTTAACCCCAAAACATAAGCTGATCTGACATGCCTGTTTGCAGGCGTGCAGGGACTTTTTTTGCCTAAATTCTGGAGGCCCATCATGGCCATGACCCTAAGAAAAGAAATTCCGATTGATGAATGCGTTGTTGCGCTGGCTGCCAATGCCCGATGCGCGCTGTACTTCAACGGTAATGAGGTGGAGTTCGTGCCGGCGGGTCGCTGGGTGCCACCTAGCTATCGCCCGATTCAAATAACCCACAACCTGAAGACAGTGAACTAATGCGCGACGATCTACACGGTCAGATCGTTGCACGGCTGCTGCACGACTACCAGTTCAAACAACGTGGCGATTGGCTGCGTCAGGGCCGCTGCCCGGCGTGCGAACGCAAGAGCCTGTTTACCCATGCCGAAACGCCCTGGGTGATTCGCTGTGAGCGCGCCAACAAGTGCGGCCATGAGTGGCATGTGAAGGATCTGTATTCGGATCTGTTCGAGTCGTGGTCCGATCGCTACCAGAAGACAGAGCAAAGCCCCAACGCGGGGGCAGATGCCTACCTGCAGCACGCCCGTGGGTTCAAGCTTGATCTAATCCGGGGCAGCTATACGCAAGAGGCCTACTTCGACCATAAGACCGATATGGGCTCGGCGACAGTGCGATTCCCAATCAGCGGTACTTGCTGGTGGGAACGCATCATCGACAAGGCACACCGCTTTGGCGACCGCAAGGCCACCTTCCACGGTAGCTATAAGGGCTGCTGCTGGGAGCCGCCGGGCATGCCGGCCGACCTGAAAGAGATCTGGGTCGTTGAAGGCATATTCGACGCCATAGCGCTGATGCACCACGGCATCTGGGCGGTGGCGGCCATGAGCTGCAACAACTACCCGGACGTGTGGCTCGATGCAATTGCCAAGCACTATGAATCGCGGGATCTGCCCCGCCCTGCCATTGTGTGGGCGCTGGATGGCGACAAGGCCGGCCGCACCTACACCAAGTCTCACGTTGCACGCTGCATCAAGGCTGGATGGGAGTGCACTGCTGCCACGATACCGCAGGGACGTAAGCAGAAGCTGGACTGGAACGACATGCACCAGCGTGATCGTCTAGGCGAGGCAAGCATCAAGGACTACCGCTACGAAGGGGCGCTGCTGCTGGCTGGCAGCGCTGCCGAGAAGGCGCGCCTGATCTACGGCAAGTTCGGCTGGCAGAGCTTTAGCCTGCACTTCGATAACCGCCTGTGGTGGTTTGAGCTGGACATGAAGCGCTACAACGAGGCGCGTGAAGGCATCGACCGGGATTACCCACAGCTACCCAATGACGAGCGGCAGAATAAGGCGCTGGCCGAGGCTGGATGCCTGGTAGAAATTGCCAACTGCGTACCAACGGCGCTGTACTACCAGGCCAATGCACTCACCGATGAGAGCTGGTACTACTTCCGCGTGGATTTCCCCCACGGTGGGCCGAGCGTTAAGAACACGTTTACCGGCTCCCAGGTATCGGCCGCCGGCGAGTTCAAGAAGCGCCTGCTCTCGATGGCACCGGGTGCGTTGTATACGGGATCTGGCCAGCAACTGGACAAGATCATCAAGCACCAGCTATCCGGCATCCAGACGGTACAGACCATCGATTATGTGGGATTCAGCAAAGAGCATGGCACCTACGTTTTCAACGACATCGCCGTCAAAGGCGGCCGCGTGGTTGAGATCAATGACGAAGACTTTTTCGAGCTGGATAAGCTATCGCTCAAGAGCCTGAATCAGTCGGTACGGCTGGACATCAATACCGATCTGAACGCCTTCTCAAAGGGCTGGATCAATGACCTATGGCTGAGCTTTGGCGCCAAGGGCGTTGTGGCCATGGCCTTCTGGCTGGGCTCTTTGTTCGCTGAGCAGATCCGCGACATGCACAAGAGCTACCCATTCCTTGAAATTGTGGGTGAACCAGGTGCAGGTAAATCGACCCTGGTTGAGTTTCTCTGGAAGCTCTGCGGCCGGGTTGATTACGAAGGCTTTGACCCGAGCAAATCGACGCTGGCTGCCCGTGCCCGTAACTTTGCCCAGGTATCGAACCTGCCCGTGGTGCTGATCGAAGGCGACCGGGGCGGCGAAGACACGGCAAAGGCCAAGGGCTTTGACTGGGACGAGCTCAAGACCGCCTACAACGGCCGCAGTGTGCGCGCCACCGGCGTGAAGAACTCCGGCAACGACACCCGCGAACCGCCATTCCGTGGCGCTGTGGTGATCAGCCAGAACGCCGAGGTGATGGCCAGCGACGCGGTGCTGCAGCGGATCGTTCACCTGCACTTTGATGTGGCCAGCCACACCGACAAGACCAAGGCAGCAGCCGAGCGCCTGGAACGCGTTGGCGTGGAAGCCGTCTCCGGATTCATCCTCAATGCCGCACGGCAAGAGGCGAAGATTCTGGAAACAATCCGCGAGAAGACGCCGTTCTTTGAAGGCCTGATCAGCGAGAGCAAGACGGTGAAAAGCGTACGGATCGCCAAGAACCACGCCCAGATCATGGCGCTGGTGGAAGCGCTGGCCACGGTGATTGATCTATCCGATGACCAGAAGATGGCCGCGCTGGATAAGTGCCTGGAGATCGCCGCCGAGCGCCAGCAAGCCATTAACGCCGACCACCCGATGGTGCAGGAGTTCTGGGACGTGTACGACTTCCTTGAATCAGACGGCGACGATCGCATCCTGAATCACAGCCGTGCCGACGGCATCATCGCCATCAACCTCAACCACTTCGCCCAGGTAGCGGCCGACCGTAAGCAACAACTGCCGCCGCTGCCGGATCTGAAGCGTCTGCTCAAAACCAGCCGTACCCGCAAGTTCATCGACATTCGCGCGGTGAACAGCTGCATACATGCGCACTACAACGCGAATAAGCCCATTAACACAGTCAGCAAACCCCTGGCACTCAAGTGCTGGGTCTTTAAGTCCACATCTAAGTAAGGAGTCACCATGTCCTACGTACCAGAACAGATACCCGCCGATCTACTCAAACTCATGGCCGCCGGCAGCTTCGCCCTGGAGCAAGTTACCAACGGCAATATCTTCTCCGATGAAGAGGAGGCCAAAAGCAAGTGCGTCGATGCCTTTGATGCGCTGGCCATTACGCTCGATCGCGGCCGCAGCCTGTTTCCGTCACTGATCAATCCGATTGAACGATACAAGGCAGAGATCCAATGCAACAACGCCCTGTATGCCCTGTGCGCGCACCTGGCTAACGGCATACCCATTGCCTTTGAAAGTACGTTGTCGCGCCTTGGTACCCATGAAGCCCACGTTGCCATCGAGATCCTCAAAGCATTCCAGCGTAACGGCCGTGACCTGTTTTGTAATCACCCCGACTTTTTCATCGACATGAAGGAAGCAGCATGACACTCGACAACATCAACTACATCTACGCAGCTAAAGAGCGCCGTGCATCGATGCTCAACGAGGCAGACTTCTGGGGCAAGATCGGCGTCAGCAAAAGCACCGGCATTAAGTACGAGCGCGGCCTTACACCAATGCCAGACCACGTAAAGATCGCCGTTGTCGTGTGCTACGGCCCCATGCCCTACAAGATCATCGCCCAGCTGCGTAATGAGACCTACACCTATACACCGGCCAAGCGCGGACCTAAGGCCGCTGATGCAGCGCCGGTTGAAGAAGGCGACACAGCGGAAGGTGGTGCAGCGTGAAACTACTTAACTACACATCGGCTGACGACCTCAAGTCATCCATTAAATGTTCCATTGCCAACAACAGACCATTCCCGCGTGAGCTGCTTGAAATGAGCCTTGAGAACGAACAGCGCAGCGTTGGAAGCCGCACAACCGTCATTAAGATTCTCCAGGCAGAGCTCCATCGCCAAGAGAAGGCCGCGACTAAGCATTCTAATCAGTACCGCTACGCCGGCAGCTTCGGAGGTGCAGCATGAAGCCGCAGCCATCATATCGGCCCAAGCCTGCCAGCTTTAAGGCCTTCTATAGCAAGCACCGGCCAGCGCAGCGCATCTTGGCCAACGAACCGGACCCCTACCTTTGTGCCGTTGTGCATGCGGGTAATGGAGATCTCGCGCTCAATCGGGCCAGGAACATCTGCAACGCGCTCCTTGGCCAAAATCAGAAAGTGCCGAGCCTGATAGCCAAGACGGGAGGCCTCGTTAAGAAAGTCGTCCGTCTCGTCTTTCGGAAGCGTGAGCATGTTCCAGGCCATAAGGCACCTCGTTAGTTAATCCACGATTATCTGACATCCGCGACTTTTATTCATGCAAAGCAACGACCGGAGCCACCAGAAATGAAGCCGATCGCACCAATGCAGAACCCGAAGCAGCCCCCGCTATTCCCGGAACAAACGATCCTCCGACCAAAGGAAGGGGATCGTTACCTGGAGCGGATGAAAGAGATCCTGAAAAGCAAGAAGGAACAGAAATGAACCCAATCACATTAACCGCAGAACAGGCACAGATTATTGAGGACGCGTTGAAATACGCTGATACAACAGAGGAAACAGATCGCCAATCAAAAAGACGTGGCGATGCCCTAGTCATCATCAGAGAAGCATTAGCAAAGTGGAAAACAACCCCCGATGGTCGTATTCCAAAGACTGTGTTTACGATTGAAGACATTAGCAAAGCCGCTGAAATGGGCAGACAAGCAGGGCGAATTGAGGCAATAGCCGAGCAATCAATGTCAATGGTTCTTAATGACCCGCACCCGCCGCACCGATTGTGCGAATGCACAGCCTGTTTGGAGTATTGGACTCCTTTGCCGGATTGCGATGCCTTTGCCGCCTCCGGCAAACAGATAGACCATTCTGGTGATGCTAACGAAATGGTGAGCCGCCCACAGAATTGTGGAACTGGACACTGCTCATGCATTGAATGCGTGATGGAGCCTGCAACCAAAGAGAAGGCATGTAGCGACCATCCAGATGCGCCGCATGGCTTTGATCGCAACGCGTCGCACAATGCTGGCCATTACGTGTGCGATTGCGAAGGCTGGACGCCGGAGGAAATAAAGTGAACGCCCTATATCTATTCGGTGCTACCTGGGCACTGGTGCTATTCCTCGGGCTGCAGAGCCTAAACGTCAACGGTAATCACAAGCTGCTGGCCAGCCTGACCAGCTTCGGCATAGGTGCTGCCAATATCACGGTGCTGAAGATCATGCCAGGGCCGACTGGATGGATGGAAGTTATGGCCTACCTGCTCGGTGGTCCGATCGGGATTTTGACCAGCATGGCCATCCACCCGTACATGGTGCGGATCCTTGGTAATAAGCGAGGTGTGAAATGCTGACCCCACACAACGACCCGATTATCTGGCGCAACGAGCTGCAGCGTGAGATGGAGGTATCGTCTGAGACTATTAGACGCTGGGAGCGCGGCAATAAGCTGCCAGCACCAGACATTGATATCTCACGCAAACGCCGGGGCTGGCGTCTATCAACGCTCCGGAAGTTCGGCATCAACCTGTCCAGTTGATTCGATCAGATCAAGCCAGTCTGCCCACTCCTGAAGCATTCTCCGGCGCTCCGGAAGGTATTCGGCACGGTTGTAGATGGCTCTGATCGCATCATCTGGCACGTGGGCCAGTTGTCGCTCAATAGCATCAGCATTAAATCCACGCTCATTCGCCCAGGTACTGGCCACGGTTCTGAATCCGTGGCCAGTCATTTTTCCGGCATAGCCAATGCGGCCGATCATGTAGAGGATGGCATTCTCTGACATGGGCCGATCAATCCGGTGCGATGCCGGGAATACGTACTCTGATTTCGTCATGCCACGCAGCCGCTTGAGCAGCGTGAGCGCCTGGGTGGATAGTGGCACCAGGTGATCTTTGCTGCGCTTCATCTTCCCTGCGGGGATAAGCCACAGACCCTCATCGATGAGTTCATCCCAGCGCATCATGCGCAACTCGGTTGTACGTACCCATGTCATAGCTAGAAGCCGACACGCTAGAACGCTCTGAATGTCTCGCTCCATGGCCAGGCGCTGCATGAAGGCAGGCATCTGGTGCAGATCCAGCGCCGGGAAGTGCTTTACCTTGCGCCGGGAGAATGCCTTCTCCGGCCGGATCTGTGCTGCTGGGTTAACGCTGGCATAGCCCTGCTCGATTGCCCACTCGAATACCTGGGCCACCCACATGCGAACGCGGCGCACGTAGACGTACAGACCACCAGCATCCATGAGGTTTAACTCATTAAGCAGCTGGTCTTTGGTGATGCTGCCGATATGCAGATCCCCCAGCGATTTCTCTAGGTGCATTTCAATGCCCCGCTTGGCGTTGGCCACGTAGCCATCTGTTAGATCTTTGCGGCCGCCCCAGTAGGTGGCGCTAGCCTCCGACAACGACATGAAGGTTTTGCTGTTCCTTGATCGCTTGGCCAGCCGTTCGGCCATGGGGTCACCACCGGTCTGCAGGGTGGCCTTGAGCGCTTCTCTGGCTGCTCTGGCATCAGATAACGACATGGCCGGGTACTTACCTAGTGCCTTGGTCTTCGGTTTGCCATCGAGCCGGTACGAGCATCGCCACGACTTCATGCCTGACCGAGCGACAAACAGGAATAGACCACCGCCGTCGAACAGCTTGTAGTCCTTACCAGTTGGCCTGGAACCCTTACAGATCGCGTCGCTCAGACTGTTTGTAGGCATTTTGGGGTACCCCTGTCGTCGATGCCTACAAAAATGCCTACACACTGGTGGTGCACTACCGTCTAAAACGGTGTGCCAATGTGGGGAATCAATAGGCGTAAAAAAACCGAAACCTGCATTCTGCGTGGGTTTCGGTTGCTTTCCAAGGTTTATGTTGATGAACCGTGGGGAACTACTGGCGGACAGGGCGGGATTCGAAGCAACCCGTATGACAAGGCATCTATGGAGACCATTTCAGATATGCCTACAAAAATGCCTACAGACTAGGTCCGCAGACGTTGTGTGAATGATACAGCAGGCCTGCCGTGAGTTTGCTCTAAAAAAGTTCGGCATCGGAAAAAGGTAACAAAGGTAACTAGACAACAAAAATCAGCGTCTAAAGGCTTTGTAATGCGGCATACAGAAGATTTATAAAAGGTAACTTTTAGGTAACTTATAGGTAACAAAGTTACCTTCTTAAAAGGTAATCTCTATAAAAAATAGAACCTATAAGAATCATAGAGTTACAGAATAGTTACCTTTTGTGTTACCTGATATTACCTTTCATTGGTAACCATACAACCATATATAAATCAGACGCTTACAAGCTGTTTTCAGGCTTGGTTACCTTTGTTACCAAGTTTCAGAGACCCCTGGCTTTTTATCTGGAAACCAGGCTGCTCTACCTGGTACATCACCAGTGCATACAGCTGGCGCATGAATTCGCAACAGCTTTTAACGCCAAAACGATCCTTCGGTTCCCTGTTACTCCGCCATAAGAGGCATTTTCTGCAGCTGCATAAAAAATATTCGATCAAGCGCGGGGGCGTGGCGGGGTCACGAC